GTTTCTATTTAAGAATTAAATTTAATACCTTAGCGGACTTAAAAATCCGCTTTGGTATTTTTAAAAAAGGGGGCGACTGGATTTGACAGACAACCACTAATTATTACAATCAGCCAGAGAGATAACTGTAAACTAAGGTGAATTTAATAAATGACAACAAAGTAATTTCGTTAGATGTTGACCAAGTTAACGCTAACATGAGCAAAGTTTTTTCATTGATTAACCCTAATGTTGAAGAACTACAATTAGTAGCCTAAACATTAAAAGGATTTCCTGATTAGATTAAATCAGGTGGTGGTTTGTTTACTTTTAACAGTAGACCCTAGTTGAATGATACTACAACTTTAAAATCGTATCAAAAAAAGCTGTATAAATTGTAATAACCAAAGTTGTTTGGACGGGAGTTCGAATCTCCCCGCCTCCACAAACCAATTAACAACAAAAAACTATGGAAGAAATTAAAGAAGTTAAAACCGTAAGGATTGACTACAAGTGTCCTAAATGCAAGGACGGTTATCTAAGACCAGTTGGCAGTGTTCTTGCATCATACCCTCCAATATACCCACATCAATGCACAGATTGCGATTACGCAGAATCATTTAGCGGTAAAATGTACCCATACACAGATTACAGAAATATAAACACGCCATGACCAAGAAAGAGTATAAATTAATCGAAAAAGACTATCCAATGTACGGTTGGATTTTGATTGCGCAGGTTTTGTTTGCTTTAATATTTTGGTGGATAGTAATTAGTCATTTAAGCGTTTAAAATAAAATGGTGAGAGAAATAAAATTTAGGGCATGGGATGACTTAAATAAAAAATGGCTATTACGTTATGAGTATAAAAATTTAGGTGGATTTAGCCTAACGGGAGAATGTGTATTATTTGGGGAATGGGTAGGTGTTTTTGAGTCTTTTTTATTTAATAAAGATGATAAAAAATGGGATGATTTAAAAATTATGCAGTTCATAGGACTAAAAGATAAAAATGGGGTTGATGTTTATGAAGGAGACATAGTGAATTTTACTCGTTCTCAAGGAAATTGGCAAATACCAAGCTCTCATAAATATGTTACTGATGTTTGTGAAATAATATGGGATAGTGAATGTAGTCGGTTTGCGTTAGCCTATAAGTCAAACATTCAAAAAATTAGAAAACATTGGGGATATGAATACGAAGTTATCGGAAATATTTATCAAAATCAAGAACTACTTAAATAAATGGAGCTGTACGACCAAGCCAAGGAGTTAATATTAAATAGACAATCTTTAAGTAACAACAGTAGCGGTACTAGCCTAAACCATATAAGTAAATGCCTAGATATAACTATTGTACAACTAAAACCAATACTTAATCAGCTCTACAAAGACAACTACATCATCATAAGAAAAGGAATTAACGGAGAATTAATATTTTTAAAAAACTATAAAAAATGAAGTTAGAAAAAATCATGCACGGGGATTGTTTAGAAGAGCTTAAAAAGCTCGAAGATAATTCAGTAGATGCAATTGTAACAGACCCTCCTTATGGACTATCATTTATGGGTAAGAAATGGGATTATGACGTTCCTAGTGAAGAGATATGGAAAGAGTGTTTGAGAGTTTTAAAGCATGGAGGTTACTTATTAGCTTTTGCAGGAACTAGAACGCAACATCGTATGGCTGTAAGAATAGAAGATGCGGGATTTGAAATTAGGGATATGATAGCTTGGGTTTACGGTTCGGGCTTCCCTAAAAGTTTGAATATTGGAAAAGCTGTTGATGCCTTGCAAGGAAATGAAAGGGAAGTTGTTGGGGAAATAAAACGTGGCGATGTTCAGAAAGCGAAACTAAATGGTAGTGGTTATTTAGCAGATGAAGCAAATAGAAATAATGAAAAACAATTTGGATATGGAGTAGAAAAATTAACCAAAGGAAACTCTGAATGGGAAGGTTGGGGTACAGCTTTAAAACCAGCATTAGAGCCAATAACTATGGCAAGAAAGCCTTTATCCGAAAAAACAGTTGCTTTAAATGTCTTGAAATGGGGAACTGGAGGAATTGATATTGATGGTAGTCGAGTTGAAAGCTCTCAAGAAGATAAGGAAATTATGGATAATAAAGCATCTAAAAATCCAACAACTAACTATTCTGATAGTCCTGATAAGATATATTCAGCATTTGCAGAAGACAAGGCAACCCCATCAAATCCTATAGGTCGTTTCCCTGCAAATTTAATTTTATCTTATCCCGAAAATGAATACACCTGCAAAGATAATTTAACTAAAGAACAGATATATAAATTATATAAATGGCTAAATGAGAACACCTAGAAAATGCCATTATAAACTTGAAAATAGAAAATACAATGATAACAATTGAACAAACATTATATAATAAAATGCCGATTGATTTACAAGGATTATTTAATAAACTTCCTAATTACGGTTCAGAAGAAGTAGTATCGATGTTTCCCAATACGAAAAGTGGTGCAATGAAAAAAGCCTATAAATATCAAAATAACGGTAATAGTTTAGGCGCACCTTCAGGAAGTACAAAGCAAATTCACGATTCAAGCGAAGGAAATGCAAGTCGATTTTTTTATTGTGCCAAAGCGAGCAAGTCAGAACGTAATGCGGGTTGTGATGGTTTGCTAGATAAAGAAAGAGTTAATTATGGTGGTTTTCATAGCGAAGAAGGATTATTGAATAATGGCAGAAATCCAGAAAATAGAAATCCAAATAAAAACAACCATCCAACAGTAAAGCCGATTGCTCTTATGGAATATTTAGTAAAGCTAGTTAGTAGAGAAGGGGCTGTTATTCTTGACCCATTTGCGGGTAGCGGTAGTACTGGAGTTGCTTGTAAAAACACCAACAGAGATTATATATTAATAGAGCGTGAAGATGATTACATTCCAATAATAAACGGAAGATTAAAAAATGCTAAACCAAAAACAAAACCACTAACGTTATTTTAAAAACTTAAAAAAACCATGAAAAAATTACTATTAGGAGCTTTATTGTCATTGAGCTTATCAATGTCAGCCCAAGAAGAAAAGGGAGTTTTTACTGAAAAATATACGAAGTTTATAATAACAACTAACGATGTTGTTGGAGAGCTTCAGTATTCGAATGTAACAGTAGTGTATAATGAAAACGGTACTAACGATATTGGGATATACTTGCCCGATAGCAAGATGTTACTTTACAGTTCAGGTAAAATAGAAACGGGAAAGACCACGGGTGGTTCTTCATATCAACTTGTTAAGTGTATAGTTAAGGATACTGGCAAGTCCGTAGGATTACAATTATTCGCAACTGTACTTAGATTATTTACAAACGAAACCTACACGGATTCAATAGAATTTTTTAATTAAACAATTATGAAACAGTCAGCAGTAGGATGGATAATTGACCAATTATTTGAATTAAGAAACCCGACTTTAAATCAGATAGAAATAGTCAAAAAAGCTAGAGAAATTGAAAAGCAACAACAAGGCTATACAGAGGATGAATTATTTAAAATTATAAATGATTTTTGCTTTGATTGGAATTACAATTACAAAGGAGAGTTAAGTCAAAAACAGTATTTGATAGAGTGGTTTGAAAAATTTAAAAACAAGTAAGCTATGATAAAAGAAGTAAAAATGTACACAATGGTTTGTGATTGTTGTGGTAAAGATGTTAATGAAGGTACTGAATATTCTGCTTGGAGTGAAGTATGCGCTTTAAACGATTTGGCTGATGAAAGTGGTTGGGAAGAAATACAAGATAAACACTATTGCACCGATTGTTATGAATATGACGATGATGACGAAATAATTATTAAATCAAAATAAATTATGGAAAACGAAATAACAAAAGCTTACGAATTAGGTTTTATACCAAACCCTAAAGATTACACTCACCCAACTTTTGAAGAAATTTTACCTCTTGCGCAGACAAAGGAGCAAATTTTTGTAAAACAGCAAAAAAATAACGGTATTAAAGTAGCTTCGGTTTGCTTACCAAAAAGAGTTCTTAATCCCGAAGAAACCAAAACCGATGTGAACGACTTTTTTAATAGTTTAGATGGAATTTCAATAACCGAATTTAAACGGTAAAAAGATTAATATTTATCACGAAAAACAATCTTTATACTTTTATTTTAGGTTTGATTTCTTTTATTTCGATAAATTATTTAGATTTTATCATATTAATCTTTTATTTTTACGTCTTAATTTAAGATAAATCGTTATGACACCAGAAAATAAAAAAATAGCAATGTATTTGGGAGGAGCAATTGCAATAGGAGCAGTTGGATTTTTCGTTTACTCTTTCTTCAAAAAACCAATTGTCATTGGAAATACAAGTGTAGTATTGGGCAATGAAGAAGATACAGCCAATAAAAACATTACCAAACCTACCATAACGCCTGCTACAGAACCTAGTAATTTTTTTAAGGAAATGTTAGCTCAACAAGCTACTGCTAATGTTCCAAGCTTTAGTGGTTGGCTAAAAGATAATCCGATGCCAACTTCATTTAGGTCTTAGGAAATTTAGTAATTAATTATATTACTATTAAAAAATCACAACACAAAATCAAGTGCCTAGTCGCACTTTTTTTTGACTTTTATTATTTATATTTGTACCAATAACTTAAACACTAATTATGGCTAGCAGTAGAAACTTAAAACCGAAAGTATTGCAGATGAGACACGAGGGATTGTCTTATAGAGAAATACAAAGAAGACTAAATTGCTCAAGGGGTAGTATAAACTACATTTGCAAAAAAAACGAGTTGGTAGATATTGGAAAGAAACTTTACCCACTATCAATCGAATTAAAATCTCAAATTTTTGAATTTTGCAAAGACCACTCTATATCAGAAGCAGTTAAGCACTTCAATGTTTCCTTATCCTCAATAAAGAAATACAAAAAAGCACCTAAAACTATTTAAGAGAAATCTAAAATGAAGAAAAACTTTTCCCTAAAGATATTTAACTTAATAGCCAAACGTGTTTATAAGTTATCTAAAAAGCGTAAACTTGGATGGACGTGGAATGAATGTCAGAAGTGGACTTCCGCTAATCTGTTTAAAAAGTACAAGGGAAAAGCTTTTAGAAAAATTAAAGTTACCGATGTAGATAAAGATGTTATAGCTATAATTGAGAGTAAAGCAATGCCTATCTCTACTGTTACAACATCTAAAAAAGCTGAAGTATGCTTCAACATAAATCAAGTAACCAATGACCAAACAGACGATGTTGGATTTTACTATCTACACGATAGAATATTTGGAGGTAATGGTGAGATTGGATTTGACGGTAATCTTAAAATAGCAGTAGAAGTAGATGGTTTAATTTCAACGGGGCTGATTAAAAAATATCAATTAGCCGAATCTGATATTAAGAAACTTATTTCTGATATGCGCAAGCTAAATTTACCTTCTGGAGATGATTCCATAATCTTTAAAAGGATTATAATTTCTAATGAAATATCCGAGATAAACAACCCGTGTAATGCTTATATTCTTATAACAAGGTTAGGTTCAAGTGCCGACTTGGGAAGCGTAGAGGTTGACATGGATGTAAAGGAAAAAGACTTGTCGCCTGAGTTACAAGCAAAAATAGATGAAGCTAGAAAGCTTGATGAAGCATCAAAGCAAGCTATGAGCAGGAAGAAGAAGGTTGTAGGTATGGAAAGACCAAAGCAAGTGGAACCTAAAAAGGGGGCTGAACAACCATTAGGCAAAACTGAATTAGATGCTGAAAGATATAAAGCTCTCAACCGAACTCTTGAAATTTTAAGAGAAGACTTTAAAGATGGCTTAATTACCAAAAAACAATACCAAGAAAGACAACAACAAATATTAAACAAATTTGAAAAAGGTGGTAAAATTTAACAACAACTGCTATGGAACTAAATTTAAAAGATTTTCCCCGACAATACAAAAGGGTACGGATTGACCGAAAGTTAAAAATGCTTAAAAATTGCAAGAGCGATTTTCTAATTAGAATTGGTAGCGAGTGCAATGAATTAGTTTTTGACGGAAAGCATACCCTATACCAAACAGAAAACAAAAATTTTCCAAGCAAGTTTATGTACCTATTTAATTTGGTGCAAACTGATGCTAAAAAATACCTAAATAAAAATCCAATTATCGATGTTTCCCCAAAAAAGAAAGTTACCGTTTGGAATTTCGAATACGACCACGAAAAAGGAATATTGACTGGAACTGATTTAGACCATGCTTTTTGGAGAATTGCTTATGTTAAAGGCTATATATCCAAGAAAACATACGATAGAGCATTAGATGAAAAAGCAAAGGCTATTAGGCTTGCTTCACTATCTGTTTTGGGTAGCGAAAAATCTTTTCAAAGGTTTGTTCAAGGGGAATATTACGAAACGGTTGTTACAAGAAAAAATGACCCACAGCTTCAATCTATATATCACGATATTAGGTATTCCTGCTACTACATGATGCACGAAATATCGATTATGTTAGGCGATGAATTTGACTGCTATAAAACAGATTGCATATACTACCGAGATACAGAAGCCAATAGAAAAATAGTACACGACTATTTTGAAGAAAGAGAGATGCTATTTAAACAGTTGGTTTACAGTAGTATGGATAGCTTCACGATTAAAGAATAGTTATTCAATATAAATTATTATATTTTATATAATACTTTTATTTTGTTTTAATATTTTTTTACTATATTTGTTCAAATAAAAAAATCAAGATGAACTTAACAACAACCCCTTTTTCAGAATTAGAAAACAAAAAAAAATACAATTTATTTACCTTTAAAGAGGACGGTATAGTAATTAATATACTGAATGATTCAAAGAAATACAATAAAATACCAAGCGGTAATTTCTACAAGTTTGGAGCCATTATAGGTGGTCAATATTTTTGGTATTTCAAGGGTACTCCAGTTGCTAATGATAGGGAAAAGATGCGTGAAATTTTTGGCGCAATAATCAACATAACAGATTTTTCAACTACAACTCCATTCATTTATAAAGTAAAAAAAATATGGTAGGTATTTCAAAAGATGACGCAGAAAAGCTAATGGAAGAGTTTTTAATAAACGGTTCAAAAATTGACGGCTCTAGTGAATTTGCAATGGAATCAATGGACATTTTGAACGATAGAAACTTCAAGCAGGTGCTATTAGGAACTTTAATTATCAAAATAAAGGATTCTATAGACGACAAACGATTAAACGATGAAAAATATATGCGCTTATTTATGACCAATATAACAAACGCTATGGTTCTCGGCTGTACTGATAAGCAACTAAAGAGATGTTCTGTCAATAACGCAATTCCAATTAACCTAACAAAGAGTTTTTCTGAATATGTTTCAGATGATTGGGATAACCCAAAGTTACAGTTTGCATTTGACCAATTTGTATCAGCCTTTGTTGCCTATGAACAATTTGAAGAAAAATATCCTAAAATCGTAAAAATTATTTAAAGATGAAGCCAAAACAATTCAGTGATTTTAAATCGATAAAAGACAGGGTAACTTTTTTATTAGAGACTAATCCTCTATTAAGAGATAACGACAATCGTCTTATAGCCACTTACTGCTTTAATTTTATAGGTAAAGAAAAAATAAACGAAATGAGTGCCTTACAACTGCTTACAGATTTAGGATTCAATAAACTTCCTTGTTTCGAAAGCATAACCAGAGAAAGAAAGATGATTCAAAAGGAAAACGAATTATTAAGAGGTACTCAATACAAGATTAGAAAAAAGAAACTTCCGAATTGGTTTCTAGTAGACAAAAAAGATTAAAAAAAAACATACTTTTTTTATTGTACCGAAAACTTTTTACTTACATTTGTTCGTATAAATTTTAAATTAACTATGAGAGCAACAATTATTACAACAGAAGGCGAAAAAAGACAAGTAGAATTTACGTCTTTTATTGGCGCAAGGAACCTAATTTGCAACGAGGGATACAGTAGTCCAGTAGAGGTTATTTACTTAGAAGATGGTGAGATGCTATTGATAGACGAAGAAGGCAAGAACAAAAATCTTTCTATGAACTCTATTGCCACTGAAATGGCTCACAAATCGGAATCCATATATCCGAGCGATTATGTTTGTGGAGATGCAATCTTTATAAACAATATGAATGAATTTGACGACCTACCTTACGAATAGGGCGAAAAAAAAGAGAGCGAGTAACAACTCTCGCTCTCATACCAAGAAAACTTATACAACTTACTATGGACATAAGATGTTTGCATCAAAAATAACTAATTCAATTAGTAATTGCATTATATTTTACTACAATATTCTAAATCATAATGAATATATATTTTTCTTTTATGGAAAAGACGAGGTTTTACAAATATTATTTTAAAAATGTTGACAAACCAATCATCATGGAAGCCGAAAATAAAGCTACTGCTGACGACATGTTAAGAGAGCTTGCTATGAAGCCTAAAGTGGATATTGACTTCAAGAAACTAGAAGATATTAGAGTAGAAACTCCTATTATAGGAATATCCAAAAAGACTAGAAAAAAAGTAGGTTATACATGGGTTGGAAAAGTACATTCATCCGATGGTTGGATGGAAAATACACAGTTTGAATCGATGAATACAAATAAGTAGATGGAAGAAAAAAAATCAAATGTCAATTATTTATCACGGATAATAATATTTATGACAAAAACAAAAGCTGGCAGACTTTTAAATAGTTTTATTGGAAAACAGAAGGGAAGAAAGGGGCAATGCACCCCAGAACTTTGTGAAACGCTTGATGGTAAAAAAGGTTCAGCTTGCTGTAAACTTGGATATACGTGTCCTTTTCTTTGCGAAACTAGTTGCGGAATTTACAAAGTAAGACTAACAAATTGTAGAGTTTTCCCTGCTAATAAAGATGATTTGAAATTAGTCAAGAACTGCGGTTATAGTTGGAAATAATTATAGCACATTAAAACGATGCTATAACAAAAGCAATTAATTTATAAATAAATCCGATTTTAAAATGATAAACATTTCCCAAAGCTTTCTAAAAGAATTTGCAAAATATAAGAACGGTGAAGTTTGCGGTCTTCAGACTAAAGCAAAGTATATTGATGGTGTTAGATTTCCTTCAAGCGATGCAATGGAATACGGTAATTTTTTTGAGTATATGGCTACTGGCTCTATACCTCGTGACGGTCATATTCCACAAGCCAAGATAGTATATGCAGGAACAAAAAAAGAAATGGTTTCAGAGCAGTACCAAAGAGCAATAGACAGTGCCGAGTTCTTCAAGAAAATTGTAAAAAATTACGGAATTGAAATAATTGAAATAGGCAAAGTGTGTACGCAAGATGGTATGACTGGTATTTTCGATATTGTAGCCAAGTGGAACGATAGGATTTGTATCATTGATACCAAGTACAGTGGGCTTATGGATGACAAATGGAATGAATTAGGTTGGAACCTTGATTCATTGACTGAAAAGCATAATCTAATGCTACAGCCAGTTCAATACAAGATTCTTTTGTCTAAAGAATTAGAATGTGAGCCTGATGATATTGATTTTTTCTTCTTTATATTTTCTACCAAAGCTACGCATGATGTAAAGATAATAAAGGTTCACGTTGAGGAAAACACTATTGCTACGCATTTGTCAACTGTTGAGTGGGTAAAGGGCGAATTACAAAAGCCAATAGAAAAGGTTTTCAAGGCTAAACCTTCTCTTATACGATGCAATGAGTGCTTCATAAGAGATAATTGCTCTAGCAGAGTAGAAATGCCCCACATTGACGAAATAGTTTATTAAACTACTACAAAATGAATCCAGAAGAGTATTCGCTAACTAAGATTAACCTAGAAATTCACGAAGTAAATATTTACAGAGTTAACTTGAGAAAATTTTTGCTGAAGGAAGCTAAAAATTACACTATAAACTCAAGAAAATTCCAAAATATCTTAGATGAGTTAGAAAGGATTGCAATTGAAATAAACGAACTTGAAAATAAAAAATCCGAATACCTAAACTTAAACAACTTATAAGATGAGCAAAGAATTAATCAGTAGCTTCACAACTACAATCGAAAAGTACGAACAAAAAAACCTTGTAGAATTACTAGAAGGTAGTTCGTTAAGTCCTGCTAAATTTAAACAAATTGTAATTAGCGAACTAAAACGCTCTCCTAAGCTTCAAGATGTGTTTTTGAAAAATCCTGCTTCGCTATTTGCTAGTATATTGCATTGTGCTGAAATTGGTCTTAATCCAAGCCAAATGATAGGCGAATTTTACTTTATTCCTTATAACGATAGCATAACTGCCGTTTTAGGTTATAAGGGCTTATTGACGTTATTATTGCGTTCTGACAAAGTAAAGAAAATATGGTGTGAAATAGTCTATGAAGAAGACGACTTCGAATACGAACTAGGTCTTGAGCCAAAGCTATACCATACTCCTAATCATTCTGCTGTTAGAAACTCTTCTACGCTGAAATATATCTACGCTTGTGCCAAAGTAAACGATGATGTTGTCTTTAAAGTTATGTCTAAACTAGAGATTCAACAGATTGCTAATATGTCAAAATACAAAAACGATTTATACTTCAACGACAAGAAGGATTCAGAGCAATGGATGGCTAAAAAGACAGTTTTGAAGCAGTTGGCTAAGCTAATGCCTAAAGAGGACGATAGGTTAAAGAAAGCAGTATCAATGGACGATAATATTGAGGGCGGAGGTTATCTTATAATGGACGAGAATGACACGGTAAGATTTGTTCAAGGTACTGTTATAAAGGATAAGAGTAGCATATATCAAAAGCTACTGCAAAACAACGGTACTAGTATTTCGACACTTACTGGCGTAACTGCACACAATGGCATACATTCTTTGCCAAATGTTACTACAAATTTTACATAAAAAAATTTGCACAACTGAAAATATTTTTTTAGATTTGTAATTAGTCAATGGGGATTGATAATTTTAATTTTTCTAGTAAAAAAAAGCGACTGCATTATGTGTAGTCGCTTTTTTATTTTTAGTAGGGTAGTATTATGGAGTTATTTTGCTTACATTATCACTCCCTTGATTTGAAGTATAAATATTACCATATACGTCAATAGTTATTCCTTGTGGTTGCGAACCAGTTACATTTAAAATTGTAGATACCCCAAGCGGTGTGATTTTGCTTACATTATTACTCCCTTGATTTGCAGTATAAATATTTCCTAAAGAATCAATAGTTATTCCGCTTGGAGCAGAGCCAGTAGTTCCTAATATTGTAGATACCCCAAGTGGCGTAATTTTGCTTACATTATCACTCGATTGATTTGCAGTATATATATTTCCAGACGAATCAATTGTTATTGCAACTGGGGTTATGCCAGTCGTTCCTAATGTTGTAGCTACTCCAAGTGGTGTTATTTTGCTTACTATATTAGTAAAGTAGTTTGCAGTATATATATTTCCAGATGAATCAATTGTTATTGCAACTGGGGCTTGACCAGTTAGGATTGCTAAGGTTGTAGATACTCCTAGTGGCGTAATTTTAATTACTCTGTTACTCCCTCCATTTGATGTATAAATATTTCCTAAAGAATCAATAGTTATTCCCGTAGGAGAGCCTGCTGATACCCCTAGTATAGTTGATACTCCCAAAGGTGTTATTTTACTCACATTATCAGAACCATTACTCGTATAAATATTTCCTGAGCTATCTATTGTTATTCCAACGGGCTGTGCGCCAGTCGTTCCTAAAATTGTAGATACCCCAAGAGGTGTAATTTTAGTTACATTGTTACTTATTCCATTTGCTGTATAAATATTTCCTAATGGGTCAATTGTTATTCCCGAAGGGTTATTTCCAGTAGTTCCTAAAATTGTAGAAGTTGAAATTGACGAGTTAATTACTAAACTACCATAACTATAATAATCGTTACCAGAAACATAAACCGTAGTTCCATTGTTTAGAAAAACGCCTTTATTTAAACTATTTAAAGCGCTTACCACACCAGCAACATCATTGGATTTTACTATTGCATTGTAAGCAATAAATGTAGGGTTTGGACTCGTTGCGATAAGTATAGATATTGATGTAAGGCTTGAAAAAGATTCTGTAGCCAAATTGTATTCGTATAATTTATTAGAATCGTTGGAAAACCCTTGAGGAACTAGTGTTCCCATAATGTTAACAGGCTGAGCAAGGGAAGTATTATTTGTAACACTTAAACTTATTTGAGTTGACATATTTTTTAATTTTACTTTATTTTTAAATTGAAAATCGTATAGTTAAACTATTTCTGTATAATCACTAAAAAAGTCATCATTAAAGAAATTGGTTGGTTCTAAGAAATCTTTATTAGAAAGTTCTTCACTTGAAAAAACCAATAAAATATTTTCATTAGGTAAAATATTAAAAGTAAAGTTATTTCTACCGTTCAAATATATATTTTTTTGATTAAAATTTAAAAAAATAGAGTTCTGATATTGATATGGGTCAATTGTTTGAATTTGATTACGACTCTCAATATTTCCATTAACATCGTACTGTGTAAATACCAAAGGCTCTATTAATTGAGAGCCACTGTTTGCGCTCATATAAATTTTATCGATTGCATAAATAAAACTACCCGCAGATTGAGTTATCTGACTATAACTAGTATCATCTGTGCTTGCTACTGTAACCACTCCATCAGGAAATATCGTGACTATTGGTGAATATATTCCTGCCATAATTAATTTTCTTCTGCTAGAACTTTGCCTTGTTTAGACATAGCTCTTAATTTAAGTGTTTTTTTATTTAATAAAACTTTAACTCCATAGTCTTGTGAAATCATAGCATTAAGTTTATCAAGTTCTCTTTTTGGCTCTTTATTTTTAATAGCTTCTCTCATAGCTTGTAATGCAATTACTGCATTGTCCTTTTCCTTTTTAGTTGATTCAGATGCGATTTTAGGCTCTGCATACTTATCATTACTTTTATTACTGTTATTACTGTTATTACTGTTATTACTGTCGTTTCTGTCAGCATCCTTATGTTTTTCTTTTCCTATTATATTTGTTCCTTTTGGCTTTAGCAACCATAACAATCCTAATGCTACTGCTATTGATAAAAATAGAGTTTTTGTCTCGTTATCCATTTTTTACTTTTTTTTATTTTTTATAAGTAATACTACTACAGCCAATGCCAATATTCCACCTCCTAAAATAGAATAGGAAAGGTATCTTCTACCTTGTTGTTTAGATAGCATTTCGTCATTATTCTGAACTGCTAAATATTTATAAATTATTTCTTGCTTCGCTAACTCTCCTTGAATATTTTGCAATCTTTCTTCTAAATCTTTCTGTTGAGACAAAGACAATCTACCTAACTCGGCTTCCATTGCTCTTTGCTTTTTAGCATCAGCCTTTGCAAAAGCTCCTCCAACAATAGCTTGTATTCCTGCGCTTATAAAAGCGCCTCCTAATTGCGCACCAGTACTTAATCCTCCTGCCGTACTTGCGCCTCCTGTTGGTATCGTTCCCATATTAATCAGCTAATAAATAAATTCCATAAATAATTCCAATGCCTATACCCAAACCAGTTACATAAAGCCAAGTATCATTTATTCTAGCGGTTCCTTCTTTTTGAAGAGTTGTACGGTATGATTCTAAACTATTGACTAATATTCTTGTTCTTGCCGTTTCGGATTCAGACCTAATCTTCTCCATGGATAATAACTCATTTTGAGCAAAACCAGCTAATGCAATATTTTTTTGAAGTTGTCTGTTTCTTTCAGCTTCCTTTGATGCCATAGAACCGCCTAACAAACTAGTCGCTAATGAAAAAACACCAGCTATTACCAATGGCGCTATATTTAAGTATCCATCGTTAGCCATTGCATTATCAAAAGATAATGCAAATTCAACATTATTATCAATAATAAGCGCTTTGTAAGTTAATTCGTTTATTTTATGAAGTGTCGCAGTATCCATGTCGATGTTATATCCATGGTCATTTAGAATTTTAACCACAACATCTGGGTAATAGTATATGAACTCTGCTATTTTTTGTTCGGATTCTGTTAATTTTTCCATTTAAGAAAACTTTTATAATTAACAACAAACTTACAAAAAAATATTATTAATAATTTTTTTTTAAGTATTTTATCTTAAATTAGTTATTATTTCGTCAACATTAAAAACTTCTTCAAATGAGTTATAAGGAAATGTAGAAATATCTTCGAATAATAAATTTTTAGAATAAGCATTATGCTCTATGTTTATTTCTTTTGTAAAATCGTTAGCAACTATATTTGTGTGCATCCCATATCCAAAAACTTTTGGATTAGTTCCAACCCAAGTTACTACGCTAGGTAGGTTAAGGGCTGTGGCTATGTGCATAGAGCTACTATCAATAAGCAATCTTTTTGCGGACATCGTTAGCATTATGGCAATACTTCTCCAGTCATCCATTGCTCCAATGGTATTTTCATATATCAATTGGTCTTCTCTCTTAATGTGTAAAATAGAATAATCATTTTTAAAATAGCTTACAACCTCATTTACAACGTAAGAAGGAATATCTCTAGTCCAACTGTACTTCAAAGGCTGTCCAAAGCCTCCTCCATTTGGTTGGATAGCCATTATTGGTTTATCTAATTTGTAGAATGGTGCAAAATATTCTTTTTCTCCTTTTGATAAAAATATTTCAGGCATTTCGCCTTTGTACTCAAGTCCATACATTTCACACCATATTTGAATAAGGTGTTTATTTTCGGTAATGAAATCATTTTGATGATAAGGGTCTGCAAAAAATACTTTTACGTCTTTTTTTTCAATGTAGCTTTTATATAGCCCATTCGTTTGATTTGAGTTCAAAACCCTATTAGCATTTGGGTTGTTTATAAAAACTTGCGGATATTCTGTAACCACTATTATATTTGCCTTTGAGTATTTTTTCTTAATTGCTTTTAAAACTGCTGTTCCTGCTACACTTTTACCAAGCCCACCTTGAATTTGAAATATTACGTTCATCTTATTTTTTTTTGTTATGTTGTGTTATTTTTTCCATTAATTCATTTACGGATGTTAGTTCATCTACATCGGTTGTGTCAATATCTATGTAGTCAAAGTTAGGCTTTTCATAGTTTTCAACGTGAAAATTTTCTCTCCCCCTTATGTTTGTTGTGTGTACAAATATCTCAATACAATCGGTAACAAATCTAAATTGGTCTCTTTGGTCTTTGAAAGGCGATACTAGAGCTAAAATAACATCAAAATTATCGGTTTCATTTAGGTATTTGGCAATAGAATATGCTTGTTGAATATTATCCATTCTTCCCTTTTCAGAATAATCCTTGTTGTTGAGTATTTTTCGTAACACATCACCATCTACAATGAACACCTTTTTTTTAGGGTTGTTTACTTCTAATACTTTTTTAAGATAATTGGCTAGGGTTGTTTTGCCTGAATGTGGTTGTCCACAAATATTGTAAATCATCTTTTGTCGTTGTTAGTTTTCTTGAAATTATTTCTAAAGATAATTAAAATATCTATAAAACCACGGATATGAATTTTTTATTGATTGACAAATCTCAAAACCTAAAATATCTTCGTAATCATTTGGAAGCTTTTCAAATTTTGGTCTAATCTTATGGTCTCCGTATATGCCATGAATAGCATCGTTTTCGTGTGTGTGTTGAGTTATATTTACAAATTGATGCTCGTAGTAAGGAAGTCCTACAAACTCATAAAATCGTCTTATTTCGTTTTCTGGATTTTCCATTAAATCCTCGTATCGAATGAATAAAATATTGTTGTGGATTCCTTGGTCAATCATATCTCTCAGTCGGTCTAGAGATATGCCTACTGGCATACCATCAGCCCATATATCTACTCTTTTTTTCAAAGTAGTACCTACCAATTGACTAGGATTTTGAACGTGATTTTCCTTTGTTGGATTTTTTCTGAAGTTTTTTTCCATAGAAGCAAATACAGCTCGTAAATCCCGAACCATACATACTATTTTTGGGTTTGGATAGAATTTATTCGCTAATCCATAACTTATACCCCAACCTCTATTTTTATCTAAAATGTAAGGCTTGTTAGTTAAGCTAGAGAAATAACCCTCCATTCCCGAACGACAAAAAGACAAAAAAGCATCGTCCATTTGTTTAGGGTCTTGAGCTTTAAATTCTGGAGAAGCATTATAATTCCCCTTTGCTCCATAGATTAATTCTAAAAACCCCGAAGTAGGAGTTACATAAAAATCAGGATTGTCTCCAATTATTGACTGAAGAAGTGTTGAGCCAGCTCTAGGCAATGATGAATTAAAGAAAAAACGCTTTTCCATATTTTATAATTTGTTTAGTTTTCTTGGTTTTTTTTTATAGCCCTAAAGACACATCTTCCTTATGCAGGAAGATTGTCTTTTACAATTTGAAGTTCTGCAATCAAAGCATCGATTAAAGGTTTTAAATCTGCATCTTCCTTTACATCAAATCCGTCTTTTTGCAACCATCTCACATCATCATATCCAAATATGTTGATTGCATGAAATTTTTTCTCTATTGTGCTGTCTGCTGGCTTTTTAGCCCATATAGCATCTACTAATGGAGTTACATTAGTTAAGTCAGCAGTTGCTGTTTTTACAGATAAATCTTTTGAATTTATTTGTGTTTCTCCGTAACCGAAGATGTGAATTGTGAAATTTTCCATTTTTTTTATTTTTAGTTTTTAGTTTTTAATTTTTAATTAAATCAATCAGAATACAAATATATATATATTTTTTTATTTATTTTTATTTATTTTTATTTTATGTCACAATATTTAATACACCACTATTATTCCACACAGAACCACTAGGCAAACCTGCTGATGATGTTGGGATAGATTTTATTGACAAGTTATTTACAAATGTTGCACAAGCTCTGTCTGCCGTAATATTAGAACCTACAATCATAGCACAAGCACAAGTGTTTGTGGAATTTGACATACCAGCTAAAATACCCGAACTATCTCCAGAAGCGGTATTACAAAGACCTCCTCCAACTGTTGAATTAAGTCCAGAAGCACAGTTTGTAAAACCACCTCCCACTGTTGAATATAAAGCAGAGGAACAATTTCTACAACCGCCACTAATTGTTGACCTTGTTGCAGAAGCAATATTACTTTGACCACCCCCAACTGTTGAATAAGCACCAGAAGCAGTATTACAACGACCTCCTCCAATTGTTGAAAAAGTTGCAGAAGCAGTATTTGCATCTCCACCTCCAACTGTTGATGAACCTCCAGAAGCAGTATTACTAATACCTCCAGCAATTGTTGAAGAACTTTCAGAAGCAATATTGGAACGACCACCTCCAACTGTTGACCTTATGCCACAAGCAGTATTTAATTGACCACCTCCAACTGTTGAATAGCAATTAGAAGCAGTGTTCTGACGACCTCCTCCAACTGTTGAATAAGAACCAGAAGCTAAATTAATTTGACCTCCACCAATCGTTGAATAGCAATTAGAAGCAATATTTGCAAAACCACCTCCAATTGTTGATATAGCACCAGAAGCACTATTACTTTGTCCTCCTCCAACTGTTGAAAAATATCCAGAAGTAGTATTTACAATACCTCCTCCAACTGTTGAACTATATCCTGAAACGGTATTACAACAACCACCCCCAACGGTTGAAAAATTTCCAGCAACTCTATTTCTAAAACCACCCCCAATAGTTGATAATCTACCAGCGTTACAACAAGTAATTGCGCCAGTTAAATCCCCAGTAGTAGCGTTAAAAGTTCCGCCAGTTGTATTATGACCAATACCACCTCCTATTGTTACTCCAAGAGAACAACATTCGTTTGTAGGCGATTGAATTATGTTTCTTTGCCCTCCAGATATAACTGAAAATCTTGAATTTGTTATGTTGCAACAACCTCCTCCTGCTGTTGAAAGGCTACCAGAAGCCGTATTATTTCTACCACCTCCAGCAAATGAACAACTTCCAGAAGCTATATTATAATATCCCCCAACAACTGCTGAACAACCACCAGAAGCACGACTTCTATAACCACCTCCAACTGTTGAACATTGACCAGAAGCAGTATTGCATTGTCCACCTGCAACAACTGAATTACCGCCAGAAGCAGTATTTAAACAACCACCTCCAACTGTTGATAAAGAAGCACAAGCACGATTAAAATGACCCCCTCCAACTGTCGCATAATCAGTAGCAGTATTACATTGTCCTCCTCCAACTGTTGAACTAAGTCCACAAGCAGTATTGCAAAATCCTCCACCAATTGTAGCCCTTATGCCACAAGCAGTATTTGCACAACCGCCCCCAATTTTTGAAGCACTACCAGAAGCAGTATTAAAACACCCCCCCCCAACTGTTGAAAAAGCGCAAGAAGCTTTATTTCTATACCCACCACCTATTGTAGATAATCTACCAGCATTACAACAAGTAATTGCACCACTTAAATATCCAGTAGTAGCGTTAAAAGTTCCGCCAGTTGTATTATGACCAATACCACCTCCTATTGTTACTCCAAGAGAGCAACATTCGTTTGTAGGCGATTGAATTATATTTCTTTGACCTCCTCCAATAAATGAAAACCTTGAATTTGTTATGTTGCAATAACCAGCTCCAACTGTTGACGAACTTGCAGAAGCAGTATTTTCACGCCCACCACCAATTGTTGAAATACAACCAGAAGCCGTGTTTAAATAACCTCCACCAATAAAAGATTTATCAGCACTTGCAATATTAAAATCTCCAGCTCCTATAAAAGAATGGCATCCACTTGAAGTATTTGTATGTCCACCACCTATTGAACTAAAATAACCAGTTGCTTGATTACAATATCCTCCACTTACTGTTGATGTATTTCCAGATGCAATGTTGCAATAACCACCACTTACAACCGAAGCAACATTTGATGCAGTATTAAAATAACCACCACTTACAAGACTTCCATAACCAGCACTTGCAACATTTCCAATACCTCCACCTATAAAAGAATATTGACCACGAGCGCTATTTCCACAACCACCTCCAATTACAGAAAAGCTACTACAAGTGATAGTATTATATTTACCACCACCAATTGCAGAATAATTAGTAATGACTTGGTTTGAAGTTCCGCCTGCAACTGTTGAATTGCATCCCGAAGCATTATTAATAGCTCCACCTCCAATGGTTGAACAATAACCAGAAGCAGTATTTAAAAAACCACCTCCAACTGTTGAACAACAACCAGAGGAAGTATTATTTATACCACCCCCAATTGTAGCGTAAGTTCCCGAAGCATTATTAGTGCCTAGTATTGGCTCTATACCCGTTGCGTTAGCATTATATTCAAAAGGACTACTTCCTCCACCTCCAGAAGTATCGAAACCTAAATTTGCTTCTGCAAATGCAATAAAGCTATTTACATCAAAAGGAGTTCCTAACGAATCTTCGCAGTTGGATAAAGGCTGATTAAAAACACTTGTTGACGTTCCTAAATATTTATTGTAAATAGAAACATAAGGTATTGATTCATATAGAGTCAAAACGTCTATTGCACAAGAGTTTTTCGGGGCAACTAATATTATAGAGCCATTTATTGATATTTGTAAACTACCATCTACTATTTGTAATTTTATCATTATTTTTTTTTAAATCACTATGCAAAGCGAAGTGCCACTTCTCCAAACGGAACCACTTGGCAATCCAGCAGATGATGTTGGTATATTTTTAATTGATAAGTTATTTACAAATGTTGCACAAACTCTATCTGCTGTAATATTAGAACCTACAATCATTGCGCAAGCACAAGCGTTTGTAGAATTTGCTTGACCTCCTAAAATACTAGAAGAAGTTCCACTAGCAGTATTAAAATAACCACCTCCAACTGTTGAATTGCATCCCGAAGCAGTATTAGTACCTCCACCTCCAATGGTTGAACAATAACCAGAAGCAGTATTGTATCTACCACCTCCAATTGTAGCACAATTTCCAGAAGCAACATTAACACACCCTCCTCCAATAGTTGAAATATAGCCAGAAACAATATTAGTACCGCCTCCACCAACTGTTGACTTACCGCCAGAAGAAGTGTTAGCATAACCACCTCCAACTGTTGTAAAACCATAAGAAGCAACATTAACGAAACCCCCTCCAATTACTGAAAAACTTCCAGAAAGATTATTACCTTGCCCTCCTCCAAGAAATGAACAACTTCCAGAAACACAATTAGTATATCCGCCTCCAATTACTGATGCACTTCCAGAAAGATTATTACCTTGCCCTCCTCCAACTGTTGAAGAAGCTCCAGAAGCAGTATTTGACTGACCACCTGAAATTGTTACAAATCCATTATAAGGAGTTACAGTATTATTCATACCGCCACCAATTGTATTTCCGCCAGTAGCGGAATAAGTGCCAATATTAGTATTAGTGTTAATTATGTTATTACATCCTCCGCTAATTACATCACTTACCAGTGGCGCAAAACTGCAATAGTTTGCAGAAGGAAATATTTGGTTGGATTTACCACTACCTATAAAAGAATATATACCACAAGCAGTGTTTGAAATACCACCTGCAATTGTTGAACATCCACCACTAGCAGTGTTAGATTGACCGCCTCCAATAGTAGCAAGGCATCCCGAAGTAGTATTTAAACAACCTCCGCCAATTATTGAACATCCACCACTAGCAGTGTTACATCTACCACCACCAATTACTGATGAATATCCCGAAGCAGTATTTCCACACCCACCTCCAACTGTTGACCTATCTCCAGAAGCAGTATTTGAATTACCTCCTCCAACTGTTGAATACTGTGCAGAAGAAATATTATATTTACCACCTCCAATTGTTGAAACGATACAAGAAGCATTGTTGCATAATCCACCTCCAACTGTTGAATAATAATAAGAAGCAGTGTTTCGTATGCCTCCACCAATTGTTGATAAAATTCCAGAAGCAGTATTTGAATTACCTCCTCCAACTGTTGATTCTCCGCCCGAAGCAGTATTTTGACGACCCCCACCAACTGTTGCGAAACAATCAGAAGCAATATTATTTCCACCCCCACCAATTACTGACTGAACACCCGAAGCGGTATTGTTACTTCCACCACCACCAATTACTGATGAATATCCCGAAGCAGTATTTCCACACCCACCTCCAACTGTTGACCTATCTCCAGAAGCAGTATTATAATCTCCTCCAGAAATCACTGCTTTAAGACCAGAAGCAGTATTACAAAAACCTCCACTAACTGTTGAATTACAAGCAGAGGCAGTGTTACAACAACCACCACCAATTGTTGATTCATAACAAGAAGCAGTATTGCGATAACCCCCACCAACTGTTGAAGATTGTGCAGAAGCAGTATTACAAAAACCACCCCCAACTGTTGAACAATTTCCTAAAGCAGTATTATAACAACCACCTCCAACTGTTGAATATTCTCCAGAAGAAATGATAAAACGACCACCTCCAACTGTTGAATATTCTGCTGAAGCAGTATTACAACAACCACCTCCTATTTTTGCACCATCACCCGAAGCAATATTACATTGACCCCCTCCAATAGTAGCGTAAGACCCCGAAGCATTATTAGTGCCTAGTATTGGCTCTATACCCGTTGCGTTAGCATCGTATTGAAAAGGACTGCCCCCACCTCCACCTCCTGAAGTATCGAAACCTAAGTTTGCTTCTGCAAATGCAATAAAGCTATTTACGTCAAAAGGAGTTCCTAACGAATCTTCGCAGTTGGATAAAGGCTGATTAAAAACACTTGTTGACGTTCCTAAATATTTATTGTAAATAGAAACATAAGGTATTGATTCATATAGAGTCAAAACGTCTATTGCACAAGAGTTTTTCGGGGCAACTAATATTATAGAGCCATTTATTGATATTTGTAAACTACCATCTACTATTTGTAATTTTATCATTATTTTTTTTTAAAACCCTAAATTAGCTTCGGCAAAAGCAATAAAAGTACTTTGTGTAAATACAGTATTAGTTGAATCAACACAATTTGATAAAGGCTGATTAAATACTGATGTAAAGTTCGCTAAATATTTATTAAAAATTGAAGCAATAGGAATTGTATTTTGTAAAGCTAACGTATCAATAGCACACGCATCTTTTGGAATAACAAGTATTATTACACCTCCATTTGATATTTGCAAACTTCCAACTACTATTTCTAGTTTATTCATTTTTTATGTTTTTATTTACGGAACTATTGTCAAAATTCCTGAATTACTCCATACAGAACCAGTAGGTAAACCTGCTGATGATGTTGGGATGTTTGTAATAGAAAGATTATTTACAAATGTAGCACAAGCTCTGTTTGCTGTAATATTAGAGCCTACAATCATTGCACAAGCACAAGTGTTTGTGCTATTTGATTCACCTCCTAAGATACTAGAACTAATTCCAGAAGCAGTATTATAACAACCCCCACTAATTGTTGAAATACAGCCAGACGCAAGATTTCCAAAACCACCCCCAATTGTTGCTAAACCAGAAGCAGTATTGCTTGAGCCTCCTCCAACCGTTGATAGAGAAACAGAAGCAGTATTTGTACAACCACCCCCGATTACAGAATAACATCCAGAAGCAGTATTACTATAACCACCACCAACTTTTGAAGCAATTCCCGATGCAGTATTTCCCTGACCACCACTAACTGTTGATGACGTACCAGAAGCAATATTTGGAGCGCCATAAGTACCCCCACTACTGTAGAATTGACCACCACCACCAACTGTTGAAGAAACTCCCGATGCAGTGTTAATACCACCTCCTCCAATTGTTGAACTATTATTAGAAGCATTGTTACTAAAACCACCTCCAACGGTTGAGTGATAATTAGAGGAAGTATTAGATGCACCACCTCCAACTGTTGACAAACAACCAGTAGCTTTATTTCTAAAACCACCTGCAATTGTAGATAATTTACCAGCATTACAACAAGTAATTGCGCCAGTTAAATCTCCCGTAGAGGCATTAAAAGTTCCTCCAGTAGTATTATGACCAACACCACCGCCTATTGTAACTCCAAGAGAACAACATTCGTTTGTTGGCGATTGAATTATATTTCTTTGTCCTCCTCCAATAAATGAAAACCTTGAATTTGTTATGTTGCAACAACCAGCTCCTACGGTTGAAACAGTTGCAGAAGCAGTATTAAAAGCACCTCCACCAATTGTTGAACGGCAAGCAGAAGCAGTATTATAACAACCCCCTCCAATTGACGAAGCATTTCCACAAGCAGTATTTTGCCGACCTCCACCAATTGTTGAATAAGAAGCAGAAGCATTGTTATAACAACCCCCACTAATTGTTGAAACATCGCCACACGCAGTATTACTAAAACCACCCCCAACTGTTGCTGTACTACAAGCAATATTGCTTGAGCCTCCTCCAACCGTTGATAGAGAAACAGAAGCAGTATTTAAACAACCACCCCCGATTACAGAATAACATCCAGAAGCAGTATTATAACAACCCCCACCAACTTTTGAAGCAATTCCCGATGCAGTATTTCCCTGACCACCACTAACTGTTGATGACGTACCAGAAGCAATATTTCCAGTGCCATAAAAACCCCCATTATTGTAGCATTGACCACCACCACCAACTGTTGAAGAAACTCCCGATGCAGTGTTAGTACCACCTCCTCCAATTGTTGAACTACTATTAGAAGCATTGTTACAAAAACCACCTCCAATGGTTGAGTCAGTAGAAGCAACATTGCTTAAGCCTCCTCCAACTGTTGAACAAGAACCAATAGCTTTATTTCTAAAACCACCTCCAATTGTAGATAATTTACCAGCATTACAACAAGTAATTGCGCCACTTAAAATCCCAGTAGTAGCGTTAAAAGTTCCGCCATTTGTATTATGACCAATACCACCGCCTATTGTAACTCCAAGAGAACAACATTCGTTTGTTGGCGATTGAATTATATTTCTTTGTCCTCCTCCAATAAATGAAAACCTTGAATTTGTTATGTTGCAACAACCAGCTCCTACGGTTGAAACAGTTGCAGAAGCAGTATTAAAAGCACCTCCGCCAATTGTTGAACGGCAAGCAGAAGCAGTATTATTTGAACCTCCGCCAATTGTTGTGTCTGTATTAGAAGCATTGTTAGTATTACCACCACCAATTGTTGAGGTTGTACCTGAATTAATGTTGCAAAAACCACCACCTATTACTGATTGAGTACCGCACATAACATTGTAAGTTCCTCCTAAAATTGACGACTGATAGCCTGAATTAACATTTATCTTACCTCCTACAATTGAAGAGTATGTACCACTAACAATATTTGACTTACCTCCAAGTGAAGATGCAAAATAATTTGATGCAGTATTACCTTGACCTCCAGAAATGACTGAACCTTTTTGAGATGTAGTATTGCCAGAACCGCCACCAATTACAGAATAACATCCAGAAGCAGTATTCTGCACACCACCTCCAACTGTTGTTAAATCACATTGCGCTATATTATTAGTACCGCCACTAATTGTCACACTTCCTTGGTAAGGCGTTATGACATTACAAACCCCTCCAGAAATTGTACTTCCTCCAACAGGCGAGTAAGTAGTAGCATAAGTATTAGTATTAATGGTATTTTTACAACCCCCTGCTATTACATCTCCATATCTTGCACTACCGCCAAGATTTGCAGAAGGGAATATTCTGTTACATTTTCCACTACCTATAAAAGAGAGTACTCCGTTAGCTGTGTTGCAATAACCACCTGAAACAATCGAATAATTTCCACAAGAAGTGTTTCTACGACCTCCAACTATTCCTGACCAACATCCAGAAGCAGTATTAGTACAACCACCTGCAACTATTGAGCAATTTGCAGAAGCAGTATTATTGCTACCTCCACCAACTGTTGATTTAATACCAGAAGAAAGGTTATATTGTCCACCTGCAACAGCTGAATTACAGCCAGAAGCTGTATTTTGACAACCTCCAACAACTGTTGAACTATAACCAGAAGCAGTATTATTTCCACCCCCACCAACTGTTGATTTAATGTTAGAAGCAGTATTACTATAACCACCACCTAGTGTTGACCAAACATTAGAAGCAGTATTACCACAACCACCACCAATTGTCGAAGAAGAAGCAGTTGCAGAAACAATATTAGTTGAACCTCCGCCTATTGCTGAATTATCAGCTCCAAGGCAAATAGTATTGGTATAACCTCCCGCAATTGTTGATTTACTAGCGCAAGCAATATTAGATTGCCCCCCTCCAACTGTTACGTCTTGACTAAAAGCCTTATTAAAACTACCCCCAGCCACAGTTGAACCATATCCGTTAGTAACATTACAAATACCACCACCTATTGTTGAGCAATATCCATTAGCAGTATTAGATTCCCCACCTCCTATTGTTGAGCAAAATCCAAAAGCAGTATTACAAACACCACCTCCAATTATTGACCCTTGACCACAAGCGATATTTCTAAAACCTCCTCCAGCTGTTGCACTAGCATTTAAAGCACTATTACATCGACCTCCGCTAACAGTAGAGCAGGTTCCAGTAGCTGTATTGAGAGACCCCCCACCAACTGTTGAGCAATTTGCAGTAGCAGTATTGTTACTACCTCCAACAATTGCAGAAAAACATCCAGAAGCATTATTAGTGCCACCTCCTCCAATAGTAGCAAAACAACCCGAAGCATTATTAGTGCCTAGTATTGGCTCTATACCCGTTGCGTTAGCATCGTATTGAAAAGGGCTACATCCTCCTCCGCCACCACCACTTATATAATCAGATAACGGTTGAATGTTACCCATTATATCTTTTACCTTTATTATTCCGCTTACTCCGTCAACAAAAACAGCTAGACTGTTACCGTCTGGCGTTCTTATATTATTTGCTTGTGATTTAGTTACATTTCCCATTTTTTTTTTATTTTATATTTTTAATAATTTTAGCAGTAGACCCCATAAAAAAGCAACAGCTATTCCTCCACCGATAATTTTTGATTTAAACTCTTTGTCTTTTTCTATATAATTTTCATGTTGTTCTACTTTTTCAACTAAACCAGTTTGACCATAAAGTTTATCGCCTATTACTGTTTGATTAAGCTTTATTAAAGAAGCATCAACTTCTTGCATTTTAGAACTCATTTGTGTTAGAGTACTTTTAATCCATTCTATATCTGATGAACTAACATTTATTTCTTTGCTTTTATTTTTTTCAGTTTTTTCTAATGCCATTCTTAAAATTTTTTTAAAGCCCTAATTGCTCTAAATGCTTAACTAAGGATATGTTTTTAATATTTTTACTTCCATTAAAAAATTTAAGACCAATTTGTTTACCTCCCTCCTTATCTAAATACTGAACTATATAACAGCTCACATTGTCAATATCGTCATCTACCTCTATCGAAAACTGAATCAAAGATTTTTTTAAAAAAGGATTTGCCAAACTTTCATATTGAAATATGTCTATTTTTTTATCCAATATATCTAAAAATCTAATTTTATCAATTGACTTAAATTCTTTGCACATTTCATAGTTGACTGTTCCTTCAACCTGATTTGTAACTTTTATCTGAACTTGTACTGATGTAGCATCGTATATTTTCGCATACTTGTCTATGCCAGTTAACATAATTTTTTTTACCATTCCAACTACCATAGTTTGTTTGTTTAAGTTTTTATCGGTAAAAATAATTATTTTATTCTTAATACGCTACCTAATTTTGGATATTTTACTGCTAAATTATGCAAAGGCTTATCTAGTCCGTAATCTTTCAACAAGTCTGCTGAATATTCGAAACTTTCTTTGTCAAAATTAAGGGTAGTGTTAATACCTAAAAATTTAATTTTCATTTTTCCTTTAAGTTGTATATTTATTGGCTTCCTAGCCCATATATCAGAAGCTAAGGCTAACGCAGAAGACTTTACTGCATTTGCATCAATAATCCCATTAGCTTTTACTGTAAACTTACTGTTAGGCATGATTTTTATAGGATTTGCAGAAAAAGAGGTTCCAAACGGTACATCTTTAAAGTAAAATTCTAAATCATAGCTATTTAATATTATCTCAAAGCTAGATTTGTTAGTAATATCAAAATCAACCGTTACGTTAACTTTGTTTTCATCTACACTTACAACATTAAGGTTTTTAACATTGTAGTCATATTGCAAAGCTAACTCTACCTGATACTTAAAATAACGATATAGTGCAAAACCAATTACACCAAATCCACCTATTATTAACAAAGATTTTTTCATGTTATTTTAATTTACATTTTTTCAATTAAACCGTAAGGCAATATTTTGTAACCCAAAGCGTTTGCTTGAGGTGTTAGGTTTTGCATTTTTATTTTTATACCATAAATAGGTTTAGTAACCATATCAACCCGTTGTGAATTTATATAAGCTGTTCGACTTCCTACCCCACGAAATCTAAAATCTTTAGACCATTTAGTAAATTCTAATTCTAATTTATTGATTTCATCTTGCAAACTTGCTATTTCCTCTGAAATCTTTTTTGCCATGATGTAATTATTAGTTTTAGTCTCGTCTATTACATTTGTTACAGTAGTTACAGCAGTTCCGCTTGTTGTATCTGTTTTAGTTGTTTTAGTCGCACCAGTTGCAGTATCTACTACCGAAGTAGTTGTAGTTACGGCAGGTAGTCCTAAAGAGCTATCTACCGCAGAAGATGAGGTGGTTGTAGTTGTAGTTGTAGTTGATTTTTTTCTTTTTAAATAAACATAAGCGCCTACTCCCACTACTGCTAATAAGCCAATTCCCAATGCTGTTGATTTTTCCATTTTATTTACATTTTTTCAATTAAACCGTAAGGCAATATTTTGTAACCCAAAGCGTTTGCTTCTGATGATTTTTTCTGCATATCTCTAGTCATTACCATCTTTGGCAAATCAACTTTTGTTTTTCTCTCTCTGTCAACTTCCATATTTTGATACATGTCCATTTCCATTCGACTTTTAGGAAATATTTTTTGAAAATCAATAGATAAATTGTTAATCTTTTTTTGCAAATCCATTATTTCTAATGAAAGATTTTTAGCAATAATATAATTATTTGTTTTAGTTTCGTCTATTGTAGCTGTTGTAGTTGTAGGCTGTAATCCTAAAGACGTATCAGCTATTGATGGTGTGCTTGCTTTTGGAGGTGTTCCTCCTAAAAAACTTGGTAATAAACCTTTTTTTGGAGGCGTTACAATTCCAGTTTTATTTGTTGTGTTATCAATAATTCCACTTGGCGTGGTTGCTTTTTTATTTTTTAGATAAATATAAGCACCTGCTCCGAGTACTGCTAATAATCCAATTCCTAATGTTGTCGATTTTCCCATTTTATTTACATTTTTTCAATTAAACCGTAAGGCAATATTTTGTAACCCAAAGCGTTTGCTTCTGCTGTTTTTGTTTTTATTAAAGCAGTTTCAGACCTTATCAAGCTTTTAAGTTTATTTTGTTCTGTAATTTGATACGCCACATTAGCCATATAACCAGATAGACCACTTAATTTAATGCTCAAATCTTTAATTTTAATCAACAAAGATTCGATATGCTCTGAAATCTTTTTTGCCATGATGTAATTATTAGTTTTAGTCTCGTCTATTACATTTGTTACAGTAGTTACAGCAGTTCCGCTTGTTGTATCTGTTTTAGTTGTTTTAGTCGCACCAGTTGCAGTATCTACTACCGAAGTAGTTGTAGTTGTAGGCTGTAATCCTAAAGACGTATCAGCTATTGATGGTGTGCTTGCTTTTGGAGGTGTTCCTCCTAAAAAACTTGGTAATAAACCTTTTTTTGGAGGCGTTACAATTCCAGTTTTATTTGTTGTGTTATCAATAATTCCACTTGGCGTGGTTGCTTTTTTATTTTTTAGATAAATATAAGCACCTGCTCCGAGTACTGCTAATAATCCAATTCCTAATGTTGTCGATTTTCCCATTTTATTTTTTTCTTGTTAAAAACTTTACTGCTAACAAAACAATTACAGCACCAGAGATGACTATAGCATAACGAATTACAGTTTTATCTGTAACCGATTTTTCTGATTCTAAAGCTTTCAATTCTTTAGTCTGAATATTTAGAAAATCTTTTATTCTAGTTGTTTCGTCTGTATCGTATATTTTTCCTGCTGGCATAATTTACATTTTTTCAATATCGTAGTTAGGCAACACTTTGTAGCCTAATGCGTTTACTTTTTTGGTCATATTTGCTAATAACTCTGAACGACTAGGTTTAAGCTCAGGGGGATTACGATATGATGCGGTTGAAGTTACCGTTTGTCCTGCTAAACTAGAAAATTTGTTTAATATTTCTTTTGGGTAAATCCATTTTGTAGGATTTCTATATGGGTCAATTGCACCTGCTCCATCATTAATTATCTTCATGTCACTAGCTATTTTTTTAGCTTCAACATAGTTAGGAAGAGTCAATTCTTTAGAAATAGACTTTGTTGGGTCTATACCTAAAGCCGACAAGGCGTTTTGTATCTTTTCGGTTGTAAGCAAAGGAACACCTTCGTTTGGCTTAATATTTAAAGTTACAGTTGTGGGTGTTATTATTACACCCAAATCCTGCAATAATTTTGTATTTTCAGTTGTAGGATTTGTTGATGCAGTAGACAATCCTAAAGAACTATTTACTACAGAGGATGCACCGCTTGTTATATTTGTTGTTTTTTTACCTTTTAGATAAATATAAGCACCTACTCCAACTACTGATAATAAGCCAATTCCTAATATTGTTGAATTTTTCATATTATTATTTTTTTCTAATCTCACTTAAAATAATTATCATAAGCAAAGATACCATTAACACTGATAATCCGATAATGTTCCTTTTTTTTACTTCTGAAGCTATTTGTTTTTCTATTCTTAATTTGTCTTCTTCGCCAAAAGCATTAAAAACACCGCTAACATCTTTCATTTTTATAGCGTTTACTTTAGAAAGACACCCGTAGACATTATACCACTTTCTTTTAGCTGATAAATAATTATTTGTAGCGTCTGCTTCTGAATTATTAGATTGCCTACTCCAATATTCTTTGTTTATTACAAGCAAATCAATTTGTTTTGCCAATAACTCACAATCTTCGGTGTATGGAAATTCTTTAGCTAAATCTTTTGATGATACTGCCATTATTTCTTTAATATTAAATATAAACTTGTTATTAATACAACTACTCCTATTCCAATGTAAATGTACTGCTCATTGTTATTTTTAGGCAAAATGTCATCTTCTTGCTTTTTAGCCATTTCAGTAGTAATTTGACCAGTTTCTAATAATCTTTTGTACTCAATTTTATTTGCACAAGATGATTTAGAAAATTCCATTTCCCTTTTATTTTTTAACTCAATTTCTTGATTCAATAAAAGATTGTCCATTGCACTAAATCCTCCTGAAAGTTTCTTTTTTTGCAAATCAGCAACAATAATTATACTCTTACGCAATTTTGCATCGAGTAATATACAATCTGAAAATTCTTGTTGTGTATATTTATTAAGAGCCATATTTTATTTACATTTTTTCAATATCGTAGTTAGGCAACACTTTGTAGCCTAATGCGTTTATTCTTTTAGTTTGAGCTTTACTCCAAATACTCGTAAGCCTCAACATAGGATTCCATTTAATTCCATATTTTGTAATTAATAATTTAAACTCATTATCAAATACCTTCGCATTATCTAGTAATAAAATCCTAGCCAAGTCTTTTGCTTCCAAATAGTTTTTTTGCTCTTCTGCACTAGCAGTTACTTTTGTAGGCAAACCTAAAGAAGCATCAGCCACAGAAGGTGTAACGCTTGTTGTATTTGATGTGTTTTTTGTGCTAGGTACAGTTACACTTGATTCGGTTGCTTTTTTACGTTTTAAATAAATATAAGCCCCTACTCCGAGTACTGCTAATAAGCCAATTCCTAATACTGTTGAACTTTTCATATTATTTTAATTTACATTATTTTAATTTACATTTTTTCGATTTCGCCATAAGGTAATATTTTGTAACCTAAAGCATTTGCTTGAGATGTTTTTTCTGACATTCGTTTTTTAATTATCGCAATGTCTTCCCTTTTACGAGCTTTTGTTTCAAAAGTAGTCATAGGTTTGTAATCAAAACTTTTTAATTCATTTTCTGCATTTTTCAATTCTACCATCAAAACTTCAATATCTTTAGATAGCACTTTAGCTTTTTTATAGTTTTCAGTTTGTGTTTCTGAAACAATAGATATAACAGTATCTATTGTAGCTTTAGGCTGTAACCCTAAAGAAGTATCAGCTATGGATGGTGTGCTTGCTTTTGGACGTGTTCGTCCAAGAATTTTTGTCAAAAAACCTTTTCTTGGATTTTTTGTACCATTTGTTGGGGCTGTTGTACTTCCCGTGTTATTTACTTTACCGCTTGTTGGAGAAAGTTCTCCTGAAAATTTATCTAAAAATGGTATTTTACCACTTTTTAAGTAAATATAAGTCCCTACTCCGAGTACTGCTAATAAGCCAATTCCTAATACTGTTGAACTTTTCATATTATTTTAATTTACATTATTTTAATTTACATTATTTTAATTTACATTTTTTCGATTTCGCCATAAGGTAATATTTTGTAACCTAAAGCATTTGCTTGAGCTGTTTTTTCTGACATTTGTTTTTCAACAGAATTAATTTGTAATTTAATTTGAGCTGATTTGTTATCAGGTCTAAAACCAGTCATGCTATTTCCTATTATAAAAGGTTTACTTCTCTCTCTTGCATAATCACTGTTTAAAGTTCTTAATCTATTATTCAAAACTTCAACCTCTTTGGATATTACTTTAGCTTTTTTATAGTTTTCAGTTTGTGTTTCTGAAAATGCTGAAACAACAGTATCTATTGTTGCTTTAGGTTGTAAACCCAAAGAAGCATCCGCCACAGAAGGTGTAACGCTTGTTGTATTTGATGTTTTTTTTGTGCTAGGTACAGTTACACTTGATGTGGTTGCTTTTTTATTTTTTAAATAAATATAAGCCCCTACTCCGAGTACTGCTAATAATCCAATTCCTAATACTGTTGAACTTTTCATATTATTTTAATTTACATTTTTTCGATTTCGCCATAAGGTAATATTTTGTAACCTAAAGCATTTGCTTGAGCTGTTTTTTCTGACATTTGTTTTTGAACACTTCTAATTGCAAATATAATACTAGCCACATTTTTACCAGCATTAGCCCTCACGCCAGCCATATAATTTCCCGTTGTAAAAGGCTTAGAACTTTCTTTTTTCTTATCAATTTCTAAATTTCTTAAAGTATTAGTCAAAACTTCAATTTCTTTAGATATTACTTTAGCTTTTTTATAGTTTTCAGTTTGTGTTTCTGAAAATGCTGAAACAACAGTATCTATTGTTGCTTTAGGTTGTAAACCCAAAGAAGCATCCGCCACAGAAGGTGTAATTGTTGGCGATGTTTGTACCGTTGGCGATGTTTGTACCGTTGGTGATGTTTTTTTTGTGCTAGGTGCAGTTACACTTGATGTGGTTTCTTTTTTACGTTTTAAATAAATATAAGCCCCTACTCCGAGTACTGCTAATAAGCCAATTCCTAATACTGTTGAACTTTTCATATTATTTTAATTTACATTTTTTCGATTTCACCGTAAGGCAATATTTTGTAACCCAAAGCATTTGCTTGCTTTGTTTTATCTGATATTTCGTTTCTGATTTTATTTTTAGTTTTCTTAGTTTTGTATAAATCAACTTTAATTAAAAGAGCGCTAATATTTCTTGACAATTCTCTTGCTTTTTTATAGTTTTCAGTTTGTGTTTCTGAAAATGCTGAAACAACTGTATCTACTGTAGGTTTAGGCTGTAATCCTAAAGAAATATCAGCTACAGAAGCTGTATTTGTTGGTTTATTGCTTGTTGGAGTTGTTGTACTGCCTGTTGTAGCTGTTGTACTTCCCGTGTTATTTACTTTACCGCTTGTTGGAGAAAGTTCTCCTAAAAATTTATCTAAAAATGGTATTTTACCACTTTTTAAGTAAATATAAGTACCCACCCCAATTACTGATATTATCCCAAGACCTAATATTGTTGAGCTTTTCATATTATCTTCTTTTTACTTTTGACATTATCATACTTATTGCTGGATTTGTTTGCCCCCCTAAAAAAATTGGTCGAGTTTTTACACTACTTGTTGGGGTTGGTTCTAATCCTAAAGAAGCATCCGACACAGAAGTTTTTGCAATATTTGTTGGAGTTGGTTTTAATCCTAAAGAATCATCCGACAAAGAAGTTTTAACGCCTGTTGTATTTGATGTGTTTTTTGTGCTAGGTAAAGTTACACTTGATTTGGTTGCTTTTTTATTTTTTAAATAAATATAAGCCCCTACTCCGAGTACTGCTAATAAGCCAATTCCTAATACTGTTGAACTTTTCATATTATCTTCTTTTTACTTTTGACAGAAAAGTATTTGTTGTTGCGCTTGTTCGTCCTCCTAAAAAAATTGGCGGAGTTTTTACACTACTTGTTGGGCTTACTGGAATTACTCTTCCTCCGAAAATTTTTATACTATTTATTGGAGTTGATACACTACTTGCTTGAGTTAAAACACTTGGTGTAATACTTCGTCCTCCTCCTAAAAAACTTGGTAGAGTTTTCACACTACTTGCTGGAGTTGACATACTACTTGCTTGAGTTAAAACACTTGGTGTAAGTGTTCGTCCAAGAATTTTTGTCAAAAAACTTGGTGTGTTAGCGGTTGTTGGTTTTAATCCTAAAGAAATATCTGCAACAGCGTTCAATGCTACAATTTCACCGTAAGGCAATATTTTGTACCCCAAAGCATTTGCTTGCTTTGTTTTATCTGATATTTCGTTTCTGATTTTATTTTTAGTTTTCTTAGTTTTGTATAAATCAACTTTAATTAAAAGAGCGCTAATATTTCTTGACAATTCTCTTGCTTTTTTATAGTTTTCAGTTTGCGTTTCTGCAAATGCCGATACAACCGTGTCTACTGTAGGTTTTGTAGTTGTAGTTATAGGTTGTAATCCTAAAGAAATATCAGCCACAGAAGGTGTAATTGTTGGCGATGTTTGTACCGTTGGCGATGTTTGTACCGTTGGCGATGTTTGTACCGTTGGTGATGTTTGTACCGTTGGTTCCATTTCTTCCATTTCTTCCACTAATGCTGTTGACCCTGTTGACCCTGTTGACCCTGTTGACCCTGTTGACCCTGTTGACCCTGTTGACCCTGTTGACCCTGTTGTCGATGTTGTCGATAGTGGTTTTTTATTTTTTAAATAAAAATACGCACCCACACCAACTACTGATATTATCCCAACCCCTAATATTGTTGAACTTTTCATATTATCTTCTTTTTAATTTTGACAGAAAACTATTTGTTGTTGCGCTTGTTCGCCCCCCTAAAAAAATTGGCGGAGTTTTTACACTACTTGTTGGGCTTACTGGAATTACTCTTCCTCCGAAAATTTTTATACTATTTATTGGAGTTGATACACTACTTGCTGGAGTTGACATACTACTTGCTTGAGTTAAAACACTTGGTGTAATACTTCGTCCTCCTCCTAAAAAACTTGGTAGAGTTTTCACACTACTTGCTGGAGTTGACATACTACTTGCTTGAGTTAAAGCACTTGGTGTAAGTGTTCCTCCTAAAATTCTTGTCAAAAAACTTGGTGTGTTAGCGGTTGTTGGTTTTAATCCTAAAGAAATATCTGCAACAGCGTTCAATGCTACAATTTCACCGTAAGGCAATATTTTGTACCCCAAAGCATTTGCTTGCTTTGTTTTATCTGATATTTCGTTTCTGATTTTATTTTTAGTTTTCTTAGTTTTGTATAAATCAACTTTAATTAAAAGAGCGCTAATATTTCTTGACAATTCTCTTGCTTTTTTATAGTTTTCAGTTTGCGTTTCTGCAAATGCCGATACAACCGTGTCTACTGTAGGTTTTGTAGTTGTAGTTATAGGTTGTAATCCTAAAGAAATATCAGCCACAGAAGGTATAATTATTGGAGGTATTTGTACCGTTGGTAATGTTTGTACCGTTGGTGATGTTTGTACCGTTGGTAATGTTTGTACCGTTGGAGATATTTGTACCGTTGGAGGTATTTGTACCGTTGGTGATGTTTGTACCGTTGGAGGTATTTGTACCGTTGGAGGTATTTGTACCGTTGGTGATGTTTGTACCGTTGGTTCCATTTCTTCCATTTCTTCCACTAATGCTGTTGACCCTGTTGACCCTGTTGACCCTGTTGACCCTGTTGACCCTGTTGACCCTGTTGACCCTGTTGACCCTGTTGACCCTGTTGACCCTGTTGACCCTGTTGACCCTGTTGAACTTGTTGAACCTGTTGAACCTGTTGAACCTGTTGAACCTGTTGAACCTGTTGAACCTGTTGAACCTGTTGAACCTGTTGGTTCATTTGTTTGAGTTGTCGATGTAGTAGATAGTGGTTTTTTATTTTTTAAATAAAAATACGCTATTGCTAATCCACCTACGCCTAATAAAATTGTTGAATTTTTCATCTTATTTTTTTTAAAGTTGTTTTAGCTTTTGATTGATTTGCTTGACTTTTTTTGATACGGTAGATTGTGGTTTTTTATTTTCTAAATATAAATAACCTATTGCTAATCCACCAACGACTAATAAAATTGTTGAGCTTTTCATATTATTTTTTTTTTAAAAATTTTTTTAAAACTATTACGCTAGAAATAGCCAAAACAAAATACAATAAGTAATTAGTTTTTTTTGTTTTAGGCGCACTATTAACTTGAATGTTGGATGTGCCATTATTAGTAGGATTAATAGGAGCAACAGTATCAGCAGAATTACTAGGAGTAATAGTTTCTAACTCTTGCTCTTGCTCTAACTCTGAATCTGATGTTATTTCTGATGGCGCTGATGGCGCTGATGGCGCTGATAGCGCTGATGGCGCTGATGGCATTATCGGCATCATTACTTTTGGTTGTTTCAAAAATTGACTGTAAGCATCTATAAATTCTTCATTAGAAATTTGTATTGGAGAACCAGTACCAATCCCAACCGTTGTAGCGCTTAATTTTGTATGAATATTAGATTTGCCTTTATAGTAAGATGTATTATAGCCACTTGACTTAATTACAAACTCATTAGGTATCATACTTAACATCTGCGAATATTTATTTTCTTGTTCTTTTTGTGGAATACTTTGCGGTACTGGCAGTACTGTTTTTACGCCCATACATTTAGCTATAAAGTCTGTTTTGTAATCACTCATAGCTTTAGCTGATATGAATCTCATATTCGACATTTTTTGCCTTGCTTTTTGTTCGCAATCAGATAAAGATGCTAAACTTGTGCTAGGTAAATTTGCATTTGACTTTTTAGGTGTTAGCCCTAAAGAAATATCCGCAACTAATTTTGAGGATGGTCGTGCAATTTTTCCGCCTAAAATTCTTGGCTGAATTTTATTTTTTTCTGGTCTTGGAACTTTTACACCTAAAACTTTTGATGGTTTAAATAAAACACCGCTAGTTGGTGAAGATGCTTTAGAAGGCATTTTTTTTGCTAATGTTTTTCTCATTTTTTTATAAATTTGCGTTTTTAATTGTTTTTTTAACTAAGTTGTATGTTAATGGATTCGAGTACCCAACTTCTTTATCCAACCATTCGATTAAATCTAGGTTTTTGTAACCAAAAATATAAGCGCTTGCAGTAGGACTTCCGTCTATGTAGTAACTTTTTCTTCCAAAAGAGTTGTACACTTTTCTAAAATCTTCCTTTTGCTGTAGCTTATTTATAATCTCGTAAATTGCACTTGAATTAGTTCCAAAACCATCCATAGCGTTAAACAATTGATTTGCATAGTTATTAGCAATGGCATCTGAAATTGTAGATTTTGCAACATCTACCTGAACTGGCACAAAGTCTTTTGCTCCGACACTTTTGTCTTTTAGAAATGAGCCAATACCACCTTGCAATTTTCTAATAATGGAATACCCTATTACAACAATTGCAATAGCACCTCCCACATATATTAATGGCTTTTTATTATTAGCAATAAAATCACCTGCTTTTGATATAAATTTAGATTCCATTTTTATATTTTTTATTTAATTGCTTTTCCGCCTTTAGTGTTGTATGTTTTATTCTCAAATACAAACGTAGGGATACTTTGTTTTATAGCACTAGCCCATGCAGAAAGAAATTCTTTTTGGAACGTAAGTAAAACTGGCTTGTTAGAAGAATTTCCAGAAGAAATAATAGCGTCCACATCTCCAACTTTTTGATTAAGCTTTACCCTTGAATATAAGAAATAAGCCCCAACAGCTAAAATCAACAATCCTGCTATTTTAAATTTTTTGTCATCCATTTTTATTGTTTTAATTGTTATTTATTAAATATTCCTTTGAGAGTAAGCCAAACATCTCCAACTAAAGGAGGAGTTCTTAAAGTCGGAGCTTCCATTGGTGGTATAGTCGCTGATTGACCCCCAGTGACAACTCGCTCTTCTTTTTTAACTATTATAGCCTTGTTTTTTGTGAAATACAAAACGGCAATAATAACGGCTAACGAACCTCCTAATATATAAAATGATTTGCGATTCATTTTTTATTTATTTAATTGATTAAGTGTGATTAAACTAAGCCCTTTTACCTCTTTTAATCTAGCTTGTGTTTTAACTCCAAAAATACCATCTACTGCAAGATTTCCAAGAGCTTTTTGTAGCAACATAACTTCCAAACCAGTTGAACCTAATGACAAATATTTGTCCTTGTCTGCAACTGCGCTAGGCTCGTCTATATTAGGGTCTTGTGATGTGCCTTTAAAACTTTTTTTATTAAAGATGTATATAGCTACTAAAACCGCCCCACCAATAAGTCCGTATTTTAATGTTTTTGAGTTCATATTTTTTATTTTTTATTGTCTTGGAGGAGCTTTTTTATCTATTGTACGTTTGCTTTTCCAAGTAGCAAATTCTGCATCTAGCATTAAATTCTTAATTTTAGCAAGCGCATCATTTCTTGTTTTTGCAATATTGTCTAAAACCATTTTATTTGGAGCAACGCCCCCTTCATAACTTAAAACACCTCTTTCAAATAATTGTATTTTTTCTTGCTCTGGTGTTAAAGCGACAGCAGTACGAACAGTAGGTTTAACAATAGTATCAACAGTAGGAGCAACTACTGTTTTAGATATAGTAGACTTATTTTTCATACTTTTATAAGCTAAGTACCCAATTACTAAAACCCCTGCACCAATCAATAATTTTTTTTTATCTATTTCCATTTTTATTTATTTTTATCTAATTTAACAATTACTACATCCGACCTAAACCAACGTAGAGAAGGGTCTCTTTCTAAATAAATGCTCCAATTAAAATGCTTTTTAACATTATATAATATATTTGAGTTTTCTTCATTTACCGCAAACCATATTTTTTTATCATTTCCTAATTTTGCAGTAACTACCTTTCCTATAAATGTTTTTTTCTTTGGTATTGTGCCAGCTTTGTTATGAAATATACCATTATTTACATTTGCACCCATTCTTACATTCACATTATCAACTAGAGTATATATTTTTTGTCCTATGTAATTTTGATATTTTTTATCATTTAATGCCTTTTCTATACTAGTATTATAATCGTTAACCGACAAAGGTTTTTCTACTCCGCTTGCTATTCCACTAGCAGTAGAAGAGGGTTTACCACTTGCGTTATTATAGTCAATTTCTATCGATTCGTCATCTAATATTCCAACCTGACTTTTATTGCGTTTATTTTTTAAGAATAGGTATATTGCAGTTCCAACGGCTAATATACCTGCACCAATCAATAATTTTTTGTTATCTATTTTCATGTTTTTATTTATTTACAATTAGCTTTCATCCATTCTTCTTTCCGTTTACTCCAATATTCTGGAGGCATCATAACCATTGGCTTTGCTAATTTAGAATATTCCATTTCGCATTTAAACTTTTTCAACTCATCTTCTGTCATAGGTCTGCCTACAACTGCTTTAGATTGGTCTTTTACTATTGTCTGAATATTAAAAGGTTGCTGATTATTTTTACTTTTTTTCAAAAGCAAGTAACCAACCACTAAAACCCCCGCACCAATCAATATATTTTTTGTTTTCATAATTTTTATTGTAAAATCATTTTATTTTTTTCAAAATTTTGTATGAAAGCATCAATTCTGTCGAAACGCTTTTTATTCTGCTCGTTAGGGCTGTCCTTAAAAACTTCTAAAAAAGCTTGGTATCCCTCAATTCTAGGATAACCTAATCCTAAATATATTAACAAACCATTTATATCTGCTTCGCTCTCATCGTCCATATTTTCATTCAAATAAAAATGCGAAAACTCATGGCACAAAATAGCAAACTTCATAGGCACTGTATAGGTATCAAATTCTTTTTTTGACACTTGAATCCTTCCAGTTACTTTAGAGATTCTTGCTGGCGTTGTTAAAGTATTTCCGTTTTTTCCAGTTATATATGGTTCAAGTTCTATTAAAAACTCTCCATCATCAGATTGGTACGCTTTATTAGATTCTAAATATGCTGAATTATAACAAAACCTCTGAGCGAAATTTATAAAATTAGCAACGGTTCTATTTTTTACATCAACTACATCAAGTCTTTTTTCCAAAGGAATTTTATCAATTACTTTAATCATTATATTATTCTCTTGTTCCTTTGGCATATTACCTATTTTATCATCATAAATAGAAATTACTATGTTATCAGATGTAAGGGGCAATCTAACATAAAAAGTTTCTTCTGAAAAAACAGTTTTATACCTATCTGTAAAGACTATTTTAGGCTTCATTTCGTCATAAATTTTTATTCTTACAACTGTTGGTGTTTTTACGGCTAAATTGATAACCAAACACATCTCATCGTATCTTGTCTGAAGTCTAAAATTCATATTTACTTTCTTTTTTTATAAAAGTTGTAAGCCAAAGCCCCCCCAATAATTAAAACACTTGATATTATAGCCAATTTATTTAATCCTAAAACTGTTTTAGAAGTTCCTTGTTCTAAAGAAACATTGCTAATTTCGCTATCTCTTATGCCAACCCTACTCTTAATTAAAGCAATGGAATCATTAATTAATTTATTAGGAATTAACATTCCCTTTTCTTTTTCTCTTTGAATCCAATCTTTAAAACTTAAAGTAGTTCCGCTTTCTTTCCATAGCTGATTTGCACTTTTACCCAATAATTCATCTTCCATTGTTGTTATTTTTTATTTTCTCGTAATGCGTCTTGTATTCCTTGTTGTTTAGGTCTAAGGTAGCCGACATATAGATAAGTTAAAGCACCTATCCCTAAGACTACTAAAATGCTCCCGATTGTTTTTTTATCCATAATCTAAAATTATTAGTTTTGGCTTTTTTTCCAAGCAATGCCTATAACCCAAACGGTTGCAAACAGCACCAATACACTCGCTCCCACACTAACCAAAGTTTTGGTAAGAGATTTTTGTTTTTCATTTTTTGACATATTTTGATTTTGTATCTGACTCATAATTATTATTTTTTTAAATTAGTGTTTTTATTTTTTTTCTGCTGATTCCAAAGATAATAAGATAATCCTAAAAGACCTAATACGATTATTATTTTTGTATTTTTTGATAAATTTTCCATTTTATTTTATTTTTTTAAAAAGGTATGTTATTTTTTATTCTATATTGTGAAATTGCAAGAGCAGAAGCCATAGCCGTGCCATTTGCAGTCCTTCCAGCATCAATTATATTTCCAAATTGGTCTACATAAGCAGTATATTTGTTTCTTTTAGAAGGATTTAAAATTAAAAATTTAGTTCCCATTCCAATATAATTACTGTGATTTTCATTCATTGCTTTTTCAATTCCATACCTATCCCATAAAGGATTATTTAATTGCCATGGTTCTGCTTTCCAAATTCCGTCTTTAGGATATAAATCAAATACTGTTTTACTAACAGCGTCAATTAAACTAAGTTTAGGCAATGCTTTTGGATTAGCAATTCCTAGAGGCGATAACGCATTTTCTATTTTTACGCTTGAATTATTTTTTACAGTAGTTGTACTCGGCTTAATTGTACTAACGGAGCTAACATCGACTTTTATTGGAGTTGGCATGTTATTATTTCCACTCCAATTTGTAATTGGCGATGGGGCTGTATTAATTTTAGCATAGGTATTGACAGGATATTCAACTAATTTATTTTCCGAAGTTATTTCTTTAGTATATGGAGCTGACGATGAAGAAATTGGCTTTGATTTTTTGTTTTTTAACAAGTAATAACCAATTCCTCCTATCGCTAATATACCTAATAAATTTAATTTCTTCATGTTTTTATTTTTATTGATGCCTTTTTTTCAAACCTTTTCCATATACAGTTTTTAATTCGGAACAACTTTTCCAAGTTCGTCAACCCTTCCCCCACTAGGAATAGCGTCTACTTCTTCTTTTGTAACTGATTTAGGCTCCGAACGCCCATAAGCATCAAATGCTTTTCCACTAATAAAACCATATTTCTTACCATTTATAACTACAAAAACAGCCCCAGTAGGGTCTCCTTTCCATTGTATTGTATATGGCGCTTTCTTTTTTGTCATCATGTAGTAAACTACACCTAATAAAACAACTGCACCAACTCCTATAATAATTTTTTTATTATCCATTTTTTGTTTTTTATTTTAATTAATCGATTCTTGCGCTTGGATATTTTTTTAGAATAGAATCCGTTCTAATTTGAGTATTTAAGTCTGGTTTATAATTCCTATCATCACCTGATTTAAAGATTGTTTTATATTGATTAAACATAAATTCAGCATCAGAATCATCTGTAATAGAATTTAAAACTTTTAACATGTCATAGTAAAGATTAAGCTCTGATTTAATTTTATTCATCACAGCTACCTCAGTTATTTTTCCAGTTTTTGCATCAGTAACCAAAGAGACACCTTGCTTAACCACGCCGTTATTTTTAGCCCTAAACTCAGCTTCTCTTTTAAACTGCAATTCCGCCCACTCTCTTGAAGCTTTATCCCTATCAAAAGTAGGTAAAGCAGGTTTATTTGGCATATTAACCAAAGGAGTTTGATTTTTTTTGTTTTTGGTGTATAAGTAATACCCAACACCTGCTAACAATACAACTCCAATACCAATTGTGGTTTTATTTTCCATTTTTTTTATTTTTTAGATACAATAATTGCAGTGGCAACACCGCCAACTACGGCTCCTATAAGACCACTTACATAAACATTTTTGTTTTTGTAATATCCTATCATTAGTCCTAGCACAAGACCAGTGACAGCTCCGTTAACCGAAGCCTTTGATGTATGCAATAGAATATCTCTTTTGTCCTTACTCACAATGCTTTTTACATCTGCCATGTAACCTTTTACTGCTCCCATTTTTTTCTATTTTCTAGTTACCGCAAAAATAATACCTCCTAAAATAACTACTCCTCCTATTGCTAATCCAATGTAAAGAGCCTTACTTCCAGATTCTGGAGCTTTAGCCCTTGAAGCTTCGAGGTTTAATTGAGCTTGTCTTGTTCTTTCTCTCTCGACTTCTATTGCGGTTTGATTTTGTTGAGCCGAAATATTTGCTTGACCTGCTAATAATTTTCTGTCTTGATTAGCACCTACTGCTGTTACTCCTAAGCTCAATAAACTGTTTATACCTGCACCTATAGTGTTTCGTCCTGCGTCTGTTGTAAAAAAAGACATAATTAAGAATTTTTACGTTTAACTGCATACATAATTCCACCACCAACTACTAAAACACCCACTAATGCTAAAATAACATACGTTGTAGTATTTGATTTTTTAGTTTTTGTATATGTATCTGGCGTACTAATAATCGTTGAAGATTGAGTAGTTTTTACAGAAGCATCTGCCAAAGCTCTATTTGTTTTGTTAGTATCTAAAGTTAAAAAAGCATTTAAACCTTTGGTTATAATATCTAAGCCTTTATCTAACGTAAATCCAGTTCTTGGCGTTGTAGTTGTTGTATTTGTTGAACCTGTACTTGGACTAGTCTGAGCTGTATTTTTTGGAGTAAAAGGACTTGGAGCTACGCTAAAAGTATCTGAAAAGCTACCTACAGCATTACTGTAATCACTCATTTCATCTTCATCGTAAAAAGTTCCTTCTAAGTTATTATAATCACTCATTTCATCTACATCGTAAAAAGTTCCTTCTACGTTATTATAATTACCCATCTCATCTTCATTGTAAAAATCACCATCTAAGTTACTATAATTACTCGTTACAATCTGATTTTTTGAAATTATAAGATTAGTTATAAAATCCAAATATTCATTTTGGAAATTACTTGAATTTTTTAAAAGCTCTGTGACTATTTGAGACAACTCTAAATTAGTTAAGTCGTCAGGCACTATTGCTCCGTTTTTAAAAAGTAAGTCTACAACATCGCCTCTATTTTCTATAACGCTGTTTACAATTACATCTGCCCCTAAATTTGATAGTTCGTTCATTTTATTTAATTTTTAGAATTAAAACAGTCGCTATAAATAAACTTGCGACTATTAATATATTGTTTGTTTGATGTGCTAAAATATTAGTATTAGAAGTTGTGTTAGCATTTGTGTTAGCAGTTGTGCTAGCAGTTTTTTTTGCTTCTTCTAGTATTCCGTTGAAGTTAATGAAGTTTTCATATCTTTCAAAATTTCCTTCAGAGTTACGCTCAAATATTTTATCGGATTTTTTTTCATTACAAGACGAACAGCCACACCCGTTTTTTTCTGGTTCTGTAGTTTTATTAGAAAATAATTCTAAAATAACATCTTTGTCTGGGTGTATTTCCATAACTTTTCTTAAAGCTGGCTCACCTTCTTGAGCTATTAACTCGTTTAAGCTTTGACCTAAATTACTTCGGTCTAGTATTTCATATCCGAAAGAGGATATAACGCTTACAGCTCCTTGTGGATTTCTTAATGCAATATCGTTATAATCTGACATATTTTTTATTTTAAATAAAAAGAGAGCAAGTTGACTAAATCAGACTTGCTCTCTTTAATTATACATTAATTTGATTACCTCAATAACATAAATTATTGCGCAATCTTAATAGTTTGTCCACTAGCAACTTTTGGAGAACCAAATTGTTTACTAACTGACTGTCCTCCTAAAGCACGAGCAAGGTTTATGTTGTCTGCTGGGTAGAAGTAAAGTTTTACAGTTGCATTTGCAAGAATTTGACGGATGATGATTTTTGTGAAACCATCAATACGATAAGCATATTTCATTGCAATGATTGTAGTTTGTTGTTGGTAAGGGTCAATAGTCGGAACTAAAGTCTTTTGAGCCAAGTTACCATTTGCATCTTTAGTGTTAACTGAAAGAGTTTCTAATACTTGGTTAGCCGTAGCTGATTGAATATAAGTCAAACCAACAGAATAAGGATTGTTCATAAATTGATATAGCATCTCTCTATAAGAGATGTCTGAAATTCCAGAACTAACTGTAATTGACCCAATAGTCAATTCTCCGTTTGGTGTAAAACCTGCGTTATTGATGTATTGGTAAGACCCTAATACTTCAAAATTTGATACTGCTGAACCAGAAGTAGATGTAATATCTATAATATATGGTTGAGACGTTTGAGCCGCTTGTTGCCCTATCATTGAATTTCCTTGTGCATTGAAGAAGTCTTCACCAGAGAATGATAAATCATCATCTATAAATCCATCTGCATTAGAAAAATTCTCCATTGCGCTTCTTTGCGCTCTTGCTAAATAATTTCTTACTGACATTTTTTTATGTTTTTATTTGTTTTGTGTTTTGTGTTTTTTTACTCTTAAATTTTGTTCGGCAAACTAATCCTTGAAGATAAAAATTTTCTATCTATTTAATTAGCTATTAAAACTCCATCTATTACGATGGCTAATGTTTTTGTAATCTTTGTAATCTTTGTAATCTTTGTAATCTTTGTAATCTTTGTAATCTTTGTAACCTTTTTAATCTCGTTTCTCATTTCAGAATGATTGTAACTAAACTTATTTTAAATGATAATTATATTCAGATATAATTACAATCCAAAATTATGTTAAATGAAAGAAGTATCTAGGCATTTATTTAAAAATAAACTGAAATAATTTTTTTGAAAAGATTTTTTTTAATTTACAAAGCACAAAAAAAGCCACCGTTTCCGATAGCTGTTTAGTAGTTAATTATTTTTTTGGTAACTTACTTAGTTATTAAAACTCCGCCTATAAATCCTAATCCGACTTTAAATAGGAAAGTATCGTACCATTTTTTTTGAGTTACTACTTCAAT